GTAGATCTCCCTTAGCTGCAAAAATGGTGTTCAATTAGAATTAGGTTCAGTAGCAACAAACTTCAAGCGTACAGGTGGAAGTATTCAAGGAGAACTTAGCGCCTGCCAGCGTTATTACTGGAACTGGAAATCAGGAACATCTTTGACAATGGGAATTGGTCGTTATACAACCGCTACCGAAATGGGTATCTATACAATGTTTCCAGTCACGATGAGAACTGCACCAAGTTTAGTGGCTACATCAGGCACAAACTATTACTCAATCGGTGCAGATGGCTTTAACAGTCTGACCATTTATCAGCAAGATACTTCATCTGCTTGGCTTTACAACGGAAGCGAAGTAAGCGGAACTAGCGGAAATACAGACCGCGTTTATACAAACAATGCCTCAGCCTCAGTCTCATTTAGTGCGGAGTTATAAAATGACAAGACAATACACAGTCGAAGAAAATGGCGTTATTTGGTATGAAGAAAATGGAGTGCGTGTATCTTTTAGCGCAGACCCAGCCAACTCAGACTATCAACGCTATCTAAACCCAGAAGCGGAACAATCCACACCAAAGGTTGCCGCTAAGTGAGTTACCCAAACGGCACAAACGCCAAATTGATCGAGGTCGCAGCAGCTGAAGTCGGCACGATCGAAGAAGGCGACAACCTGACCAAGTATGGCAAATTCACAAAGGCAGACGGTTTACCTTGGTGTGGCAGTTTCGTCAATTGGTGTGCAGCCCAGGCAGGCGTCAAAATTCATTCCGTCGTTTCAACTGCTATTGGCGCACATAAATTCAAAGAAATTCAACGCTGGTCAGGTATGCCGCAATTGGGCTACCTGGCATTTATGGACTTCCCACATGACGGCGTTGACCGCATTTCACATATTGGAATTGTCGTGGGACTTATAGATTCAAAGACATGCTTGACGATCGAAGGCAACACCAGCGGGACAGGCGACCAACGCAACGGCGGAATGGTAATGGTAAAAGTTCGTTCGTACGGCGAAGGCAAGGAAATCGTTGGCTTTGGTATTCCAAAGTTTGTCCCTTACAAGGGTGAATTTCCAATAATAGAAATGCCTAAGTCGGCAACAAAACCAACAAAGGAGAAAAAATGGACCAAGCCAAAGCCCTAGCAGCCTCATGGGCGCGATCATTTATGGCGGCAGCACTTGCGTTATACCTTGCAGGTGTGCAAGACCCTAAGACCCTTGCAATGGGTGGAATTGCAGCGGTTGCACCAGTCATTTTGCGCTGGCTTAACCCAAACGACAAAGCCTTCGGTTCTACGGGGAAGTGAACCGTCGATTCGCAGCGGCTGGGTTGGTTTGGGCACTTGCACTAACCCAGTCCGCTTGCGGGTATCAGGGGTGGACACGTTATGAATGCCAAGAATTCGACAACTGGTCCGAAGCGCATTGCCAAAAACCGCAATGTCTCCCGACTGGAACATGCACTGACGACCTACTTGGAATTGAATCGAAACAGACCCGCACGCCGTAAGTCACCCGAAGAAGTTCATGCGCAGCTGATTTTAATAATTGGTTCAACCCTTGCAGCAGTGTTTTTGGTTGTAACGGTTGGCATAACCTACGCACTGATTTTCGTCACACAACCAGTCAGCGCGCAAGCACCCAATGACGCAGCATTTATTGATCTATTGAAAACCCTGGCAATTTTCTTGACTGGTTCATTGGGCGGGGTACTTGCTGGCAACGGACTGAAATCAAAGCAAAAGCCCGCAGACACGCCGACAAATACGCAAGGTTCTTGACCGCGCGCCAATCATGCGTCACCCTGACTTCAGGTGGTAACACTTACCGCCTAGAATCGGGAGAATTCAAAATGGTACTTGATCTATTAGACCCACAGACATTGCAGCGTTTGGTGCTGCTGGTCATTCTTATGGTTATTTCCGCCGCTGCGGGATACGCCAAAGGCTTCAAAGAAGGCAAGCGTGAAGGCATGGCACGCCGTAAGGCAATGGTTCGCCACATAGCAAACAAGGCGGTCAAATAATGGCTGGCTTCCTGGACAACTACGAAGACGTTGCAACACGAATCAAACGTTTTTGGGAAACACACCCGTCAGGGCGAATTGAAAATCACATTGTCGAATTTAATGCCGAAAAGGGTTACATTCTGGTTCAGACCCAAATCTTCAAAGAGTACGAAGACGAAAAGCCTTCGGCGATCGATTACGCATTCGGCAATGTTGCGACCTACAACGTGCAAATGAAGAAGTTTTTTTGCGAAGATACAGTCACGTCCAGCATTGGACGCGCCATTGGTTTATTGCTGGGCACTGACAAGCGTCCAACCCGTCAAGACATGGAAAAGGTCGAAACAATCAGCACGAAGGTTGCACGATCAACGGCTGACGATTATGACCCGTGGGCACAAAAGCATGGCGACGTGCCTAGTTACAAAACCGCAGCCGAAGCCGAATTGGCTGGGACACCGTCATTTGGTTCATCAGCTGACGGCGTGACATTGCGTGACGCCATTGCGGAGATTGACGGGCAATTGGGCGGTCAACTTGTTGAAGAAGCACCGAAATGCCCACATGGTCACCGCGTTTGGAAAACTGGCAAGAAGAAAAACGGTGAAGATTGGGCGGGCTATTTTTGCACTGAACGCGACAAAGCAACCCAGTGTGCGCCGCAGTGGTACATGTTTGGTTCAAATGGGAAATGGCGTGCCCAATGACAAAGCAACGTTTGATTCAAATTGTGGTTTGCGTTGAAATCGTGTTGGTTGTTGCAATGTTGTGGGTGACATTCAAATGAGTGACTACATGGAATTGATCAACCCGCAGACAATGACCTGTAAATTGCTGAAGCATGGTGAAGTAATCGCCGAATACAAAGTCGAACAATGCGACGGGTGCGCCAAGATCACCAAACTGGACGCCTTCGGTTACAAGATAGGACAGGCAGGCGAAAAACTGGCTTGGTTGTGTGGGGGTTGTAGATGAAAATGCAATTGTCCCGGGACGAAGAAATCATGTGCATGTTGGCAGCGGTCAAATTGTGCGTGGACAACAACAAATTCATGGACAACCCGCAACGTCATCAAAAGGAAATGGGAACGTTTGAATACCTGGTTGAATCGGCTGAAGCAATCGGCAGCGAATGGGTTGTTGCCAAATACTTCGACCTTCCGTTCAACCCGTATGAAAACAAATTCAAAACGAAGGCTGACGTAGGCAATGCAATTGAAGTGCGCTGGACGAAGTACGTCACAGGGCAGCTGATAATTCATGAATACGATCGACCAAATGACATTGCAGTGCTGGTCACTGGGCAATCGCCACACTATTTCATTGCAGGGTGGATTCCCATTGCAATGGCGCAGCGTCCAAAGTATCGCCACAGCAAGCAACCCAATTGGTGGGTCACGCAGATCAATCTTCAACCAATCGAGAATTTGAGGAAATCCACCTATGGACAAAGTGCAATTTGAATGTCGAATGTGCAAGAAGAAAACCAGCCAAATGGTTGTCAACATAACCGATCTACTGCCACCAGGTGTCGCCACGATTCAATGCACAGTGTGCAGTTGCATGACGGTTGCACAGATAGGGGATTCCAGTGCCAATCTATGAGTTTGAATGCACGGTGTGCAAAATCCGTGTTGAAGTGGATAAGTCAATCCATGACGAAAACCAACCAATCTGCTGCGGGACAAACATGAGTCGCAGGTACTCAACTTTTGGCATTTCATTCAAGGGTGAAGGCTGGGGTCATCAATGAAGATTCTGAACCTTTACGCTGGCATTGGTGGGAATCGCAAACTATGGGGCGACGAACACGAGATCACGGCAGTTGAGTACGACGGAGACATTGCCAAGGTGTATGCCGATCCGTCAATTGTTACCTTCCAGACGGGATTCCATTGGGTCATGCTATTTGAAGGCTTCCTGCACCACCCGTGCCACGGTAAAACGAATCGTTCAAGGTTTCAACGATTGTCCGTGCAGTGCCTTCGCGATCGAATGCGCCAGACACATTCAAGTTGATTGTCGTCATGCCGACGTTTTCTGCCATTCTAAAACGACCTGGGTCAAATGAACCTGAAGTGACAGTCGTTGCAGCTGAAGCCGCAATTCTTGCAGCAGTTGCAATTCCGCTTGAAGTCGTACCGCCCCCGCTGCCGCCACCCGTTGAAATAGCAGTTGGGACGGTTGTCGTAGGTGTTGTTTGAACCCTGCCCGTAGACATTGAAAAATTGCCCAATGGACCAGTCGCCGTTGAACCTGAACCCCCACCGATCTTTGGAATGCTTGGAATGTCTTTACCCCACTGCACGGCGTTGTATCCCTTAATTATTAAATTGATTCCGTCGATAGCAGTGTTTAGCAATGGCTTGATTGCACCCAATACCTTGGCAATAATTGTGATAACCAATTCAGCAATTTCTCCAACGACCTTCAATGAATCGCCAATTGCTTTGCCCACCAATGGCGCAATGAATTTGACCACGTCCCAGAATGCTTTGAATTCGTCCTTGCTATTCATGACCGCAGTTTTGACGTTATCAAATACTGACTTTATGCCTTCAATGATTGGCGTGAATGTCTTTTTCAGGGTATTGCCAACGTCAGTAATGACCTTGCCAAATCCCTCACCGTCGGTCAGGCTGAACGCGTTTGAAAACGCCTGGATTGCTGGCAATGCGTTTTGATTAATGAACTGCAATAGTTTGTCCAGGATTGGAAGCAATGCCGCACCGACTGTTTCTTTTGCTTCGTCAAATGCAACCTGAACGCGTGCGATCTTTCCCGCGTATGTGTCAGCGTTGCGTGCAGCAGCACCACCGAACAATTCAGTCAGGCGACCTTGCACCTGCTCAAATGACATTGTTTTCAATTCGGCAGTAGATAACCCAACGCCTAATTTACCCAGGGCAGCGGTGTTGCCGTCATAAGCCTTAGCAAGTGAATTTGCAATTGC